TCTGAACTTGTCCATAAGATAATTTATCAATACCGATTGCTTCTTTGGATTTTTTACCAACATCTCGTAGGTCTGGCATTGTTTGATTTTCTGGTTCTACATAACCTTCCTCAAATGGTATTCTACAATCATCAAACCAAGTTACACCTTTTCCATTATCTTGTGCTTGTTCTAAATAACCTTTTTTATCTAATGGTTTCATTGCGACAATCACAACTTCAACTGCTGGTTTTGGTTGGAATCCACCATAACTTCCGTCAAGTTTTTTTGCTTCATCACTTACTGCTCCACCTACAATATTTCCGTCTCCTTTACCACCTTGGAAACCTAATTCATACAACGCTTCACTTTCTCTATGGTTTGGATTTTTGCCAATCACTTCTCTTTTGGCACCCTTTTGTTTATCAATCATCTTTGATACATTCATTGCTTTTGGAAACCCACTTGCGTAAGTCCAATAGATTGGTGTGAAACTAATGTCAAATCCTGCGTCTCGTAGTGTTTGAGACATAATCGTCTGAACATCACTTCTTGGTGCCGACATCACAAATGCCAGAGCGCCAGGTTTTAATACTCGTAAACACTCTTTCCAAATCGGGTCAAAGAATTCTTTCATACCATAAGTGTCTTTTTTCATACCTGGACTCATCCAACCAACTTGTTGAGATTTCGTAGAGTCTTTTTCCTTAAATGTATCCCAATGTTTGCCCATAAATCCATAACCGTTCGTCGGGTCTGTGCATAATAAATCTACTTAATTATCATCAAGTTTTTTCAATTCTTCTAAACAATCACCATTGATTAATTGTCTGTTCATTTATGGGTCTCCTCTGCTATATGGTTCATACGATTAAATGTAGTTGCTAACCAACTATTTAGATTAGGTAATGCTTGATACATTTTGTCCTCTAAGAACATAGTTTGAAATCTATGTTTGATAAGTCTTTGTATTGGTCGTTCTACTATTTCTTTTATTTTTAATTTTTGTTGTCCTGATATGATTCCGTCTTCTAAGTCCATAAGAGTTTTGTTCATATCTAATAAATCTTTTGATTGTAATATCTTTTCACACAATGGAACTTTCTGTGTTTCAGCACTTCTGTAAATATCATCTAATGTGTGTTGGTTTTCAGTTGCCATAAATGGAAATAACTTTATAAGTGTTTTCTTTCCAATACCATTTACTCCTGGTATTCCGTCTGACTTATCTCCGTCAAACATTCTAAATAATAAAAAATTCTTTGGGTGTATTCCGTACTCGTCAAATACTTTGGATTCGTCATACATTTTTTTCTTAGTAGGTGAATACACCCTTGTGGTCTCGTCGACCAGTTGCAGAAAGTCTTTGTCTGTTGAGACGATTGTAGTTTTGTTTTCTTTGTAAATATGTTTAGACAAATAACCAATCACATCATCTGCCTCACAATTTTCCATATTCATAATCGATAATGGTAAACACTCTAAGTATTCCACCACACGATTAAGTTGTCGTATCATCATCTTTTGCTCTTCTTCTCTTGTTAAAAAGTCGTGAGCACGATTTAAACGATACGACATCTTTCGTCCCATTTTGTATTCTGGGAAAATCTTTCTACGGCGGTTAGACCCACCTTTACCATCAAACACGATAATGGTTCGAGTAGGTCTAATCATATTTATATTGAACGCTAATGACCTTAAAAAACCAACTATTCCACCAATGTGAATCCCGTCCTCATTGGTAGTTGGTATGGCTGAAAATACTCGTATGAATAAATTCATGCCGTCAACTAACATAACCGAGTCATTAGGTTTACCAATACCTAAATCGCCGCCAGATTTTTTGATTTCATCTAAGATTGATAAATGTCTTTGGTTAGTCACCAATTACCTCATCTGTAAACTCAACATCATCTATGCCTCGTTTCTCTTTATATTTCAGTATAGATTTTTCACAAATCAACTGATATATATATTCTCTTAGTTCATCATTTGTTGAGATGATTTCTTCCCAATCTTTTGATTGGAATTTGATTTCTTCTCCATTGTGGTCTACAAGTGTATACCAAGAACCTCCCACCTTTACAAGTTTGTGTTCTTTCATTACACTTAACCAACCACCATAATTGTCGATACCTCTATCAAAATACATATCGTAGTCTGCGTGTCGTAGTGGTGGCCCTAATCTATTCTTGACAATCTGAGCTCTACACTTCATACCCAATACATTTTTACCTGTATCTTTGATTTGTCCCATATTTTTTAATCTAATACGAGTTGAAGCGTGAAATGGTAATGCTTTACCACCTGATGTTGTCCAAGGGTCTCCAAACATTACTCCGAGTTTTTGTCTTAATTGATTAGTAAATACCAATGCAACACTTTCTCTACCGATAAGTTGAGTGATTTTTCTCATTGCTTTTGATATGATAATTGCTTTTGATGTAGCGTATCCGTCTTTATCGAAGTCCGCATCCATTTCAACTTTTGTTGAAGCTGCTGCTAATGAATCAACCAAGATTGTAACACATCTATCTTTATCTGATTCTCTAACTTTGGTTACGATTTCTTCGATAGCTTCGAATATTTCTTCTACGGTTTCTAAATGTAAGTATAACATTTTGTTTAAGTCTAAACCGATTACTTCCATAAACTCTTGACTGACTGAAGTTTCAGTATCAATATAAACTGCTACTCCACCTTTCTTTTGAGTTTCTGCAAGTATGTGAGCACCAAGTAGTGATTTACCACTTGATTCTAATCCGTTTATTTCTGTTATACGACCGACTGCGATACCACCATCTGGTCTATTAGATATAGCCAAGTCCAATGTAGAACTACCTGTTGAGATGAAGTCCTTAATATCTGTTGGTGTAGTATCGCTTCCGTCTAAGAAATATGCTACTTTGTTCGTGTCTTTGAATTTTTTATTCAAAGAGTCGGCTAATGTATTAGCCAATACATCATTTACTGACATAGTAGTCTCCTAATTTATGAATTGAATAGTTCGTCAAAAGCTTCTGAAGTGTCTTTTACTTTTTTAGTTTCCATAGTAGAAGTTTCAGTTGCTTGTTGTGGTGTTGATTCTTCTGATGAAGATTCATCACCTGGGTTTAACCATTCGTTCAATACATTAGTCAAGTCATCATAAGATTGTTCTTGGTAAATGTCACGAATATCCTTTTGAGATGACTTTACTTTTTCAAGTATAGTTGGGTCATCTGAAATAGGTGTTTGATTAGGTTTTACTCTAATCTTTGTTGTAGGGAAACTCGCACCACTTTCCTCTGCTGAAATAAATTCAACAACTACATCACGACCATTAACTGGGTCTGTAATATCTCCGTAGTCTGGGTCTGCGATGATTGAAAGAAGTTCTTGGTAAACCGTTTTACCAAATCCCCAAAATCTAACACCTTGTGATTCTTCACCTCTAACGATAACTGGTGCAAAGGTTCTCATCTTTGCTTCCAATTTCTTAGATAATTGATAATCTTCTTTATTACCACTACCTTTGAGTTTTTGTGCGAACTCTTCAATTGGGTCTGGACGACCAAAACTGATTGGTGATAAATAAGAACGATTGTTCAGATTATAGTGGAAGAATAATTCAATAAAAGGATTGTCTTTATTGAATTCGTAAGGCACTACACGAATTTGGGTTTTACCTGGTTGTGGTTTCCATAAACTTGATGTGCGATTGTTTGTGGTCTGTAATTGACCGAGACGTTTGCGAATTGCATTTAAGTCCATTTTGTATCTCCTATTTAGTATTTTTCATTTGTTATTTTTCACTTTGGTGAAACCTTTATTTACATATATAAATAGTATGTTCATATATAAAAATGTAATTTATTTTAAAAAAAAGCCCCATTGTTTTTAAGTCTGTATAAAAGGTGGAAACTAAAAATCGTTGGGGCTTTAAAACTTTGGAATATGTTGGGGATGTGAGATTAATGATTACTCACAATTTCCGTCTTGGATTTTATTAACTCTAAACTTTATATCTATCAGTTACGATAGTTCATCTCAAGGTGGTTATTCCTCATTGATGTGAATACAACTTCTATACAAATGCTTTATCTCTCCAAGTTTAGATTGTTCAGC